CGTGCCTCCTCCAATTTGGCGATGGCGCGATTGACAGAGCCGTGAACGAGAGCCGCCACATGGTGGAGCATGTCCGTCTGCTCCCGGTTCAGCCCGTAGGTGAAGCCTGGTGTGTTGGCATTCAGCTTGAGTTCGCTTTCCAGCAGGTTGATCGCGATAAGCGATTCCGCGCGGGCATAGGCGAGCTGGTCCAAAGCGTCCGAGATCACAGCCTCCGCAATCACTGTTGCGTCTTCGGGCGGTTTGGTGCTACGATTTGTCCTGTTCATAGAAATCTCCATGGTGGGGGATCGCTGGAACCATGGCTCGGAGGGGTTGCCGCCCCTGCCGGGCTTTTTCGTATCGAGCGGTGAGGGAAGCGACCTTGGCATTCCAAGGTCGGGTCGGGCTCAGGCGTTGTGCTGGGAGCGTCCGGCAGCGATGGCGGCTTGCGTCATATCGCGAGCAAAAACCGGCTCGCTGGCGAAGCGCGCTGATACGACCTCCATCAGGAGATGAGCGTTCGGCGCGATGGGCCTTCCTGGGCAGGGCGTGAACAAAAGGAACGGGGTCTGATCGGCGTCGTGCTGATAGCCGTGGCAAATCAGGAGACCGCTGACCTCGAGCCAGATAATGACATCGCTGGCGGCACCAGTCTTGATGGCGGAGATTACAGCTGGCGCGCTCGTCAGATAGTAGCCGCAACTCGCGATCGCACAGACCGCATCATTGAAAAACACTTCATCGTCCGATGCGCGCTTAGCGATGATCTGTATGACATCGAAGGCGCCAGCCTTCGGATTCTCGTCGATTGTGAAATAGATGCTGTCGTTCGTCAGGTTGACAGCAGGGATGACGCCGAGATCGTAAATTAGATTGCACAGCGCCTCGGCTTCGGTGACGAGACGCGTGCCCACGCGGCATTCGGGCTCATCGGTGGCAATGCTGGTCGTGGAGTTGGGTGTGGTGGGTGTGGACATATGGCCTCCGTATCTGCCATCTGAATAAGCCACATCCGCTACAATGCCGTCAACCAAAAAATAAGCCTATAAGGCTACAACCGCTTCAGCGGGGAAGTGTCGGCTTTCGACCAAGACAGCCACAGATCGGATCGGGCCGATATCCTGCGGTGGGTTGTTCATGGCGCGAACGCTAACTTCTCCGTCATTCCGAGGTGGCCCAACGATGCCGATGACCTCCTTTCCATCCTTCAGCCGTAGAAAGCAGATTCGGTCATAGAAGTCTCGGATGACTGAAGGTGGCCAACTCTCGAACCGTAGTAGGTCACCTTTATGAAAAGCTGGCCATAGATAGTTGCTGGAAACCTCAATCCAGAACTCTCTTTCATCGGTTACATCGTTCGGAGAAACCGTTCTAACATGGCGGAACAATCCCTCTTCCATAACTGAGCCGTCATCTCGGGCGTAGCCGTAGACTTCCACTTCGAATGCATCTCCTTCGATGTGGTATAGACTATAGGAAGGCACTTTCAGAGCCTTCGAAATCCGCTCGATCCATTCGAGGGTGAGCTGCATTTCGCCGCGCTCGAGCTTAGAGATCGTGACGAAATGTACATCCAGCAGGTCAGCCAGAGCGCGCTGGCTCACTTTCCTGAGCTTCCGCATCTCACGAATTCGGTTTGTAGCCATGCGCGCCTCGGTAGGCGCGTGTAGCTGATCTTGCTTACACGCGCGCGGTGGGTTATGTAGCCTATTAGACTACTATCCCGAGAGTGTTAAGGATTAGCCATGTTGTCTCCGCGCGAATGGCGGAAGCAGATGAAGCTGCCCCTGGCTGGCGCAGCTTCTCTTGCCGGCGTCACAGGGAAAAACCCAGGGCGAACTTGGCAGCGATGGGAACTCGGCGAGCGCCAGCCTCCGCTGTCGATCATTCTCAAGATCGACGCCCTGAGCGGTGGGCGCGTCTCGACGGCCTCTTGGTTGGCTGCAAAGCAGTCTTTTGAAGCCCGCGCCCGATGACGAGTGCTTCGCTGCCTGCGCAAAACTCTCGCCTTGCCGAGTGCGAAAAGGTCATTGAGAAAGGCCTCTCGACGTTTGTCGATGTCGGAAATGCGCTAGTCGAGATTCGCGACGACAAGCTCTACCGAGAAACGCATCAACGGTTCGAAGACTACTGCCGAGACCGCTGGGACCTCGGCAGGGCGCGAGCTTATCAGCTGATCGACCACGCTCGAACCGTTGCCGCGATCAAGACGGCTTCTGGCGTTTGTCTACCGGCGGTAGACATTTCAGAGCGCGATACCCGCGATATCAAGGCGGACCTGCCTGCCGTCGTGGAGGAAATCAAGGCGAGAGTGGCGGTCGGTGAATTGCCGAGCAAGGCCGCAGCTGATGCGATCCAGGCTAAGCGAGACGAGAAAGCCGAAGAGCGGCGCCAGCGTGAGGCAGAAGCTGCCGAGCGTCTTCGTGTCCGCGAGGAGCAGAAGGCCCAGCTTTCTCCGGATGTTCGTCAGCGCTTGGAGCATCAGCAATCCTATCGCAAGCGGGCGGCCGAGAGTGACGCGCCATCCGTCCATCGCATTGCCGAACTCGAGGACGAGTTGGCGGCATCAAAGGCCGAAATCGAGGCACTGAAGACCGAGCTTGTAACCAAGGGCGAGCGGATTGCAGAGCTATCCCGGCTCGAGGTGATGGAAACGCTGTTCAACGAGGGCGGCTTCGAGGCTGTGATCGCCGCGAAAGACCGCGTTCTGTGGAGCAAAGACGCGATGATCCGCACTCAGGGCGAGAGCTTGGATAAGTGGAAGAACGAATGCCTTAGCCTCCGCAAGCGCCTCAAGGTGGAACAGCCGTCATCGCAGACCATCATCGACATGCAGTCGGGAGAAATCCGCAATGCCTGATCGAGATGGGGGCAAATTCTCCAATGGGGTCCGCTCGTGAGCGGGGAGGGTAAACGAAAAGCTGACGTGACCGGGCGAACCACTGGCCGGTCGAAGGCTCACAAGTCGCTTGTGGACTTGCCCTCAGGCCAATGGCTGTCGCTGCCTCGCGAGATGCTCGAAAGTCCGGCATTCATGGCTCTCAGTATGCCGGGGCTTCGCTGCATCATGAGATTGGTGATCGAGCATCTGGCGCATGGCGGGGCCGAGAACGGCAACCTGAAAGTCACCCACGCTCAGTTCGTCGAGTACGGTGTCGGGCACAACTCAGTGAAACCTGCGTTGATCGAAGCCGAAGCCCTAGGGTTCGTCGAGCTCACCTACCAGGGCGGGCGGTCCTACGGCGACACGAGGATGCCCAGTCGCTATCGACTGACCTTCCCGAACAGTCGGAATATGCCGCAAACGCACGAGTGGTACGCGATCCAGACGCTGACCGAAGCTCGTTCGCGTGTCGCCCGCGCCCGTCTTGAATGGGAGGCACAGCGCCCAAAAAGGGCATCCGCCGCCAACAAGTCCAATCTGCCCACCGGCAAAGTGGGAGCCGCATGAGACACGATCCTCGCTCCCTCAAGTGGGAATGTCCCACTCCCTCAAGTGGGAATGTCTTCACCGTTCCCCACTCCCTGAACAGGGAATCCATACCCACTCCCTCAACTGGGAGTCCTTTCTATATTCTCGGGGGAGGGAAGCGTGAGCGATAGGCACACCGACTTGCCGCTCTTCCGATGGCAGCCCCCAAAGGTCGAGATCATCCCGTTCCCCTGCCGAGCTAGGGTCGGGAAAATCCGCCAAGCCGCCGAACTCGTCCTCGCCAGCCCCACGGAACGAGCCTCCGCCGCGCGGTGGCGTCAGATGACAGACGGCATCGCTCGCCAGATGGAGCGCGCCGGCATCCCAGACGAGACAATCCAAGCCGAGCTTCAAATCTTCACCCACGCCGTCAACGCCGAGGTTATTCGGCGCTCGCGCGGTCAACGAACCTACAATCCCGAAGGAGGCGAAATCGCATGACGCGCCGGAAGATCGACGCCAGCAACATGACCGAACTTCGCACCATCGCATGTGACGCGATGAAGCGGATGATGGAGCGCCTTCGGGCGCTGCCGGAGGACGAATTCCAAGCCGTGAAGGCCATTAACGAGGCCGACCGTGAAGCGCTTCCCGGCCCTCTGGCTGAGGTGGACTTCATCGCCGGGGCCATCGACGCTGTGGAGCGCGGTCGCCAGGGAGATGCAGCGTGAAGACGACACGACGCGGTTTCTTCGGCGGGATGGCAGGGGCTGCTGTGGCGGGGCCATCTCTGGTCAAGCAGGCGGCCGCGCAGGCTCTGTCCGGCGGTGGTCTGGCTCAGTCCGCCGGGTTCGCCAGCGGCATCGGCTACAACACTGCCGTCAATCAGATTGGGGCCATAGGCGTCTCGGCGAGCCATCTCGATTACTTGCGCTCCCGCATCAAGGCGTTGCGCGGTCTGACAGCGGACGAGCGCCGCGAAGAGATCCAACGCATGGGGCTCGATCTGGACCTGTCGGAGGTGGCGACGCTGCGCTCGGTCAGCGACCGGCACAAGATGCCGATGCTCGCCGAGCGGCGGTTCGAGCGCCAGCGAGAGCAGGAGCTATCGCGGCTGGTGAAGGAGCTTCTGCATTGGGAGAAGCAGGCATGAAGGCGACATGGATGTGCTTCCCGATCGGCGGGGCAATCGGATGGTGCGCGTTCGCGGCGGCGGGCTTCGCATTCCCGGCGTTCGATAGCGTGTCGTTCCTTGCTGGGATCGCGACTGGCGGGCTGTCGGCAGGCGTCGGCTTGATCATGGGGAGGGCGGCATGAAGTGGTACGTCGTGAAGACCAACCCTCGCTGTGAGGATCGGGCGGCGCTGTCGATCGCTCGGGCCGGCTTCGGGGTCTACCTACCGACGTTCAAGAAGGAGTTCCGCCACGCGAAGGCGAAGCGCTGGATCAGCCGCCGCTATCCCGTGTTCGTGGGGTATTTGTTCGCCGAACTCGACGACGGCAGCGAGGCGCATTTCGGCAATGTGCGACGGTGTGACGGGGTGAAGGACTTCCTCGGCAAGTCGGCGGCGGGAAACTGGATCGCGGACATCCCTCAGAGCGACGTAGAGGCCATCCGGGCATCGGTCACCTCGGGCGCCTTCGACCAGCTGCGACCGCTAGCGGAGCGCCTGAAGAAGGGCGACCGGGTGATGATCGACATGGGCGCGATGATCGGCCAGCACGCGGAAGTCACGGAAGTTGGGAAGGCTCGCGCGTCCGTTCTGGTCGAGATGTTCGGAAGCCGACACGTTGCATCCGTGCCGATTGACTGTCTGAAGACAGCAGCTTAGATTGCGGTTGCGCAATGCGTCCGACTGACTGGAGCTTTTGAGTTGCCGGCGGGACGATGGGGAGGGTTCCGCCTCCCCAATGGTTTGCATGGGCGTTTTTGCGATATGCCTTTTCGCTATGACCCAAATGCTGGGTAAACAGCTTTGAAAAAGTACGAAAGCGCGGCGCAAATAAACGTGCCCTTGAACGCAAAATTAAAAATCTGATTCCACTGCCGCCGGTGGGTATTCTGCTTTATCTCGTACGCGTTGAGCCCTTTGAATAGCTCCTTCGGTCCCCCTATAGCGGTGACCAGCGCGCAAATGACCGTCATGAAATCCAAGTAGGCGGTCAGATTGTTGAGAGTGTTGGTGCTCATTACTCTCCAATCCCTTCAAATTGCTAATATAACGCGGTCCTGTCTGCGACAAACGCCGACGCGTAGAGTTGGGCGCACACCCTAACGGTATTAAGCGGGCGTGAAGGTTTTTTCCTCATTCTGAGGGCTGCTGAACGTGCGACACGGTGAACCTGCCTGCCGTAGCCTTGCTGGGCGGTAAGCGCAAATGTGGGGGAAATGGCAGTCCCCACCACGTTCGGAAATGATGGGCGCCCTCTGCCCAAGGGCGCCCGTCACTCCCAGACTTGTAAGGGCCGTATGTGCCATCTGAGCGTCGGACCTCGCTCACGTAGAGAACGAATGTTTGCCTTATCAGTCCGCCGAAAGCTCACAATCAGTAATTCAGATTGTTGGCGAACGTATTTGACCGCCATCGAAAACGGCCGGCTGTGCTCAACAGACCAATAGAGGAATAAGAAAGAAGGTTTCTTCTTGTTCTCCAGTATGATTTCTCCCCTCTCCACCACATCGCTCATCAGTAATAGATCGGTGAAGCAAAGGTCAGGGTGTCGCTCTAGTATGTGGCGGATCGAATGGTTCGACAGGTAGATAATGGGATGCTTGACCGCAGTTCTATCCGCAATCTCTATCGGAAGATGCCCTATCTGCAGCATATCCCGATGACCCAAAAATAGCTGCTGCAGGTGACTGAGTTCTACGCCCATGCACCTTAGGAATCAGGCCGTTTCCAATGAGTCAATCGGGCCGGGACAGGATACTTCTATCATTGAAGCGCCTGGACGATGGCCTGATTCTTCAAGTGATTCTAAGTATTGAAAAATCTGGCGGTCCGGTAAGATCCGATAGGCGAAGTCGACCGATTGACGTTCGATTCGTGACAATTAGCCTTCGGGTGGAGCCGTAAGACGGAACACAGCTTCGAACGGTTGGCCGTCGTCGCTGGTGCCCTTGCACCTGATGCGTTTGTGTCCAGCTTTGTAGTTCCCGTATCGGCAGCTGCCTGTTGCAGCGAATTCTTTGGTCGCACCTCCTGCCGAGAAGATTACCTTATCGATCGCGAACAGGTCGGTGTCGGGTGTGGGATTTGGCCGATCCATCCCAGAGAAGGTGATGATGCTCCCGCGCTTGAACACGAAGTAGAAGCCTGTTCGACCATTGTCATAGGTCGAGTTCATGAGCTTGGTGTCGCATTCCTTCGTCATGTTGTTCCGGCCGAGAACGAACTTCTCACAGACGCCCTTTCCGAAAGCCATCTGCTGCGCTTCAGCGCTAGGGGCCGATAGTGCCAAAGCGGTGGCGACGAGGAAGAGCTTCAGTTGCATCGGTCAGCCTCACAGATAAGGAGGCCTAGCCTATCCACGCGCATAGGTGGTGGGCAAGGGCCTGCATAGGATGCCTTATGGGTCGCCCATCGGAGTACACAGAAACGCTTGCCGACATGATATGCGAGCGTATCGCGAATGGTGAAAGCCTCCGTGCGATTTGCCGGGACGATGGGATGCCTGCTCAGTCGACCATCTTCAAATGGCTGGGCGAGCGAGACGAGTTTTCGAAGCAATACGCCCGCGCGCGCGAAGCCCAGGCTGAGGTTCTGTTCGACGAGATCCTGCACATCGCCGACACGCCCATGGAAGGCGTCAAGACAAAGACGATCGGTGACAAGACCGAGACGCAGACGGGCGACATGATCGAGCATCGCCGGCTTCAGGTGGATGCCCGCAAATGGATGCTCGGGAAGATGCAGCCGAAGAAGTACGGCGAGAAGCTGGCTCTGACCGGTGCGGATGGCGGCGCGATCGAACACGTCGTATCGGCCAAGGGAATGACCGACGATGAACTTGCACGTATCGCCAGCGGAGGCGGCGAGGGAGCTTCTGAGGCGTAGGCGAGCCCGCGAAAGCCTGATCGGCTTCAGCCAGGCGATCGAGATTCCCGGTAAGCCGATCGAAGACGACGAGGACGACGACCAGTTCGTCAGCCCAGCCGCGATCGAGACGGGCGTTGCAGACCATCACCGGTTGCTGATGCGGGCCTTCGAGCGCTGCGTCGACACGCGCCACGGTCGGCTCATGATCTTCATGCCTCCTGGTTCAGCCAAAAGCACCTATGCCAGCGTGGTCGGCCCGACCTGGGCGATGGCGCGTCGACCCGGCATGAAGGTGATCGCCGCGAGCTACGGTTCGGATCTGTCTCGCAAGCTCGGGCGCCGCTGCCGCTCCATCGTGAAGCAGCCGGGCTTTGCCGGCCTCTACGCCACGGGGCTGTCGAGCGAGAGCGCGGCGGCCAACGAATGGGCCATGACGAACGGCTCGGAGTACATGGGCGGCGGCATCCTGTCGGGTATCACCGGCAACCGCGCCCATCTCGTGGTGATCGACGACCCGGTGAAGGGCCGCGAGGCCGCCGACAGCCCGACGATCCGCAAGAAGACGATCGAAGCCTATCAGGACGACATCAAGACGCGCCTCGTGCCTGGCGGCTCCATCGTCCTGATCCAGACGCGCTGGCATGAAGAGGATTTGGCGGGATCGATCCTGCCCGAGGGATACGACGGCCAGTCCGGCGCCATCATGTGCCGCGACGGACAGGTCTGGGAGGTGATCTGCCTCGCGGCCAAGGCGGAACGGGACGACGACCCGCTCGGCCGGAAGGTCGGCGACTATCTCTGGCCCGAGTGGTTCGACCGGGAGCATTGGGCGCAGTTCGAGCGAGTGCCGCGCACATGGGCGTCGCTCTACCAGCAGCGGCCGGCGCCTGATGCGGGCGACATCTTCAAGCGGGAATGGCTCCAGTTCTACGACGAGCTTCCCGCCGGCTGCCGCTTCTACGGCGGTTCGGACTATGCGGTCAGCGAGGACGGCGACTGGACGGTCCACGTCGTCGTGGCGATCGACCGGGACGGCAATCTCTACGTTCATGACCTCTGGCGAGGGAAGGGCGAGCCGGACATCTGGGTCGACCAGCTTCTCGACCTCGTGGAGGTGCACAACCCGCTCGGTTGGGCTGAAGAGCTCGGCCAGATCTCGCGCTCGGTCGGCCCGTACCTTCGGACCCGGATGCGTGAGCGCAAGGTGTTCTTCGCTCGTGAGCAGATCGCATCGACCGAGGACAAGGTGGCTCGCGCCCGTTCGCTGCAAGGTCAGATGGCCAGCGGCAAGGTGTTCCTCCGACGCGGTGCCGCCTGGCTCGCCGATCTCGTGTCCGAGTTCATGGTGTTCCCCAACGGGCGGCATGACGACCAAGTGGACGCGATCACGAAGGCCACGCAGCTGCTGGACCGGATGCGCGCCAAGCTCGCGCCGAAGGCCACCGAAGACAAGAACCCCTACCTCGCGAAGAACGCCTTCGCGCTCAAGACGCCCAAGGAACGCCTGTGACCACAGAAGCCGAACCGACCGGCCCAGAAGGCATCTCGCCCGAGCGCTGGAACACGCGCATCAGCGAGGCGGCCAACGTCGAGCGCGAATGGCGCGACAAGGGCAAGGAAGTCGTCGACATCTACCGGGCCGAGAAGACGGCAGACGGATCGGCCGGGCGCGGGCGGTTCAACATGCTCTTCGCCAATACGTCGATCCTCTTCCCGAGCGTCTATCAGCAGCCGCCGCAGCCTGACGTGCGTCGACGCTTCCAGCGGCCCGACGATCTGGCCGATGCGGCGTCCGGCGTTCTGCAGGGTGCGCTCACCGCCGCATTCGACGAAGCCAACCTGGACGCGGAAATCCGCCGCGCCGTGCAGGAGGTGCTTCTGCCAGGACGCGGCACGATCCGCGTTCGCTGGCTGCCGACGCTCAAGCCGCAGCCGGTCATCGGTGCCGATGGTCAGCCCCTCATGGGCGAGGACGGCAAGCCGCAGACCGAAGAGCGCAAGGTCTGGGAGGTGCTGGACTACGATCACATCTATTGGGAGGACTTCGCGCAGGAGCCCGCGCGGCGCTGGAAGGAATGCCAGTGGGTGGCCTTCCGGCACTACCTGACGAAGGCGGAACTCAAGGCCGAGTTCGGCGACAATGCTGAGATCGCGAAGAAGCTCAGCGATGACGCTTGGGTGCGCGGCACGTTCATTCACGCCCCGGCCGAAGAGAAGACGCCATCCTCGAAGGCGATCAACGCGGCCGAGCCTCGCGTCATGGTCTGGGAATGCTGGGACAAGGGCCAGCGCTCCATCGACTGGATCGTGCCGGGCCAGAACCCGACGCTTCTTCGCTCCGACGAGGACAGCCTCGACCTCAAGGGCTTCTTCCCGTGCCCCGAGCCGATGCTGAGCATCTGGACGACCAAGAACATGGTCCCGGTGCCCGAATACGAAATCTGGCGCGATCTGGCCGCCGAGGTGGCGCGCATCACCGAGCGCATCGACGCCATCATGAAGCGCATGAAGGTGCGCGGCCTCTACAACGGCTCGATCGAGGAACTGGCCGAGGCGCTGGACGGCCCTGACGGCAAGATGGTGGCGGTGGCCGGCGTCGATATGGCTTCGGCCATGAACCAGAACGTCTGGATGATCCCGCTCGACATGCTCGCGAGCGCGGCGGTCGCGCTCTACAACGCGCGGGAGCAGGCCAAGCAGGCTCTTTACGAGGTGTCCGGCATCTCCGACGTGCTGCGCGGGGCCTCGAACCCGAACGAAACGGCGACCGCACAGCGCATCAAGGGCAACTTCGGCACTCTGCGCATCGACGACCGGCGGCGCGCGCTGTCGGCCTTCCTGCGCGATCTGACGCGCATCTCAGCGGAGATACTGGCTTCGAAATTCTCCGCCCCGACCCTCTCGCTCATGTCGGGGCGCGAGGTAACGCCGGAACTGGAGGCCTATCTACGGAACGAGTCGCAGCTGATGTGCCTCGTGGATATCGAGACCGACAGCACTGTGGCGGCCGATCAGGCGAGTGAGCAGGAAGCGGCCCAGGCTCTCGTCGCGGCGATCGGCGGCTTGATACAGACCTTCGGCCCCCTGGTTCAGGATGGCACGATCCCGAAGCAGTTCCTCGTCGAGATGCTGAAGATGATCCTGAAGCCGTTCAAGGGCTCGCGCGACGTGCTCGACATGATCGGGCAGGCCGCGCAGATGGCCGAGCAGCAGCCCGAACAGCCTCCGCCGCTCGATCCGAAGGTGGAAGCCATGAAGGCCAAGCTGGAACTCGACGGCAAGAAGGGCGAGCAGGAGATGCAGATCCGGCAGGAAGAACACGCCTTCGACATGCAGGAGCGCGCCGACAACATGAAGATGCGTCAGATGGAGTTCCGCGCCGACATGGAGCAGCGCGGCATCGAAGCCGAGCAGAACCGCCGCGAGCGTCTATTCGGGGTGCCTGCATGACCACCTACGTCATTCGCGACGGCAAGCTCGTCGAGAAAGCCAAGGCCCTCCAGTCGGACGGGCCTTTTTTCATGCGCGACATCGAACCCTACGAGAGCCCGATCACGGGCCTGACCATCACGTCGCGTTCGCACCGCCGCGAGGAAATGAAGCGTCACGATTGTATCGACGCAAGAGACCTCAAAGGCGAACTCCGAGCCAATGGCACGAGACATCGAGGCTGACATGAGCAACACGACCGACGCCGGCACCGATACGGGCGCCGAGAACGACATCACCGTCGATAGCGCGCTGACCGAGGCCTTCGCCGAAGTTCGAGCGAGCCAGGACGCGAACACGGAAGGTCAGCCGGCGCGCGATGGCGCTGCCGCTGATGCCTCCAATCCCATTTCCAGCGAGACGCCCGCCGCCGGTGCCGAACAGGCCAACGCGACGCCCGATCACTGGTCGAACGAAGAGCAGGCCGCCTTTGACGCGCTGCCGCCCGAGACGAAATCGCTCGTCGAGAAGCGGATCGCGGCCATCGAAGCGGATTACACGAAGAAGACGGAAGGCAGCGCCGAGGCGATCAAGCTCGCCGACGAGGTGCGCGCGGTCGTCGATCCCGGTTTGCAGAGCCGGCTCGAAGCCAGCGGCATGTCGATCGGGCAGGGGGTCGCCTACCTTGCCAATCTGGAGCGTTTCGCCAGCGAGAAGCCGGCGGAATATCTCGCGTTCGTCGCTCGGCACGTTCAGGGCATGGGCGTCGATGTGGCGAAGGTGCTGGGGCTCGGCGGTCAGCCGCAGAGCGAGGCCCAGCCCGGCGACGACGGGTTCACCGACCCGACCATCTCGCGCCTGGAAGAGCGCCTGAACCGCTACGAGCAGTCGCAGGTCGAACAGACGCGGCAGCGCGTTCTGAACGACGCCGGCCAGCAGATCGCAGCCTTCCGCGATGCCAAAGACCCCTCCGGCAATCCTCTGCGCCCGCATCTCGCGGACGTGGAAAACGACATGGCGGCGCTGATCCGCGCCAACCCGAAGATGACGCTCGAAGAGGCTTATGAGCGCTCGACCTGGAGCAATCCGGCGGTGCGCACGAAGCTTCAGGAAGCGGAGCGGGCGGCAGCGGCGCAGAAGGCCAGGGACGAGGCCGCCGATGCGCAGAAGGCGCGGCGCGGCAACATTCGGCCCGGCTCTCGCAACATGGCTCCTTCGCAGGCCGTGGACAGCATCGACGATGCCGTCTCGCAGGCCTTTGCCGAAATCAACCGATAAAGGAACAGGACAATGGCGGCTCTCAGTGCCGACGTTCGCGCCCAGCTCGTGGCGCTGACCATCTCGAAATACAAGCGCAAGTTCTACGACAACATCACCGGCTCCAACATGCTGTTGGCCACGCTGGAGAAGAAGGGCAAGATCACGTCCGTCGACGGCGGCGTGGACATCCGTGGCCAGATCATCATGGATACCGAGCTTTTCGCTTGGTACGAGGGCACGGACACCCTGACCCGCGCGCAGAAGAAGACGATCGGCGACGCGGCCTATTCGCCGGCCCAGGCGGTCGCCTCGATCACCCTGACGGGCGAGGAAACGGCGAAAAACAATGGCGAAGCCGCAATCAAGAAGCTGATGCGCGGCAAGGTCATGAACGCCGAGAACACTCTGAAGACGCAGATCACCAACGCGACCTATCGCGACGGCTCTGTGGCGAAGTCGTTCGTCGGCCTCGACGCCATCGTGGCCCAGGACCCGACGACCGGCACCGTGGGCGGCGTGAACGCGGCGACGAATGCGTGGTGGCGGAACAAGGTCATCACCGTGACGCTGACCGGCGCGGCCAACGCCGACGAGCGCTATCGCCGCCTGAAGCAGGGCATGAACACGCTCTACCGCAAGGCGTCGATGGGCACCGAGAAGCCCGACCTGATCACGCTCGACGACGAGACGTTCGGCGTGTTCGAGGACGGCCTTCAGGAGAACGCACGCTATCAGGACGCTTCGGCGGCCAAGCTCGGGTTCGACGCCTACAAGTTCAAGTCGGCGTCCGTAGTGAGCGAGTCCGATGGTTCGGCGCACCCGACTAACGGCGGCTTCATGCTGAACACGGACTATCTGAACCTCGAATATTACGAGGGACGCGGCTTCGAACCGCTCGATCTGCCCGAGTCCACGCCGGACCTCGACGCGGTGACGAAGCATATCGCCTTCATGGGCGCGCTCACCTGCTACAATCGCAGCCGGCAGGCGCGCCTCATCATCGTCCGCTAAGCCGGGCGATCCGAACCGAACACAGCCGCTGCGGGGCAACTCGCGGCGGCTTTTTCGTGCCCCTCCCACAAAGGCCAAGGCCCATGACCCCGAAATTCTACGACCGCGCGATGGACACCGGCACTGTCGGCGAGGACGGCAAGCCCGTCTATCGCATGGCGACCTACATGCTGTTGCAGGTGGACGCGAACAACACCGTCGATCGAGAAATCCGCGACGAGGACAAGGACCGCTTTCCTGCCGAATATGCGATTTACGAGCGCACGAAGCAGCCCGACGCCGATGGTTTCCCGCTGGCCGCTTGGCCGGGCGTGAACGCGGCCGAGCGCCAGGGCCTCGCCGATCGCGGCATCTTCACTGTCGAGAAGCTGGCCGAAACGAACATGGCCAAGGCGCCCGCCGACATGCGCGAGGCGCAGGCGCGCGCGAAGGACTTCCTTCAGAAGACCAGCGAGGACGGCCCAAAGCTCGCCGCGCGCATCGCCGAGCTCGAAGACGAGAACGCGGGCCTGAAGGAGCAGATCGAGGACATGAAGTCGGCGATCGAAGACCTGAAGGCGGAAGCTGCCAAGCCGAAGAAGTAAGCCGCCATGGCGACCGTCCTCGACCTCGTAAAAGCATCGGCGATCCGGCTCGTGCAGCCGGTGCCGAGCGCCGCGATGAGCAGCACCGATCCGCACGTCGCGCAGATCCTCGCCGCCATGGTGACATCGGCCGACGAACTGCTGGGCCGGTATCCGCTCAAGCGCCAGCTGTTCGGCGGCTTGTGGCTCCGGGACAAGGACGGTCGCAGCCTCTCGGCCCCGAACGCCGACACCGACACCGTTCTGATCGACGAGACGCTGATGCGGTCCTCGATCATTTGGCGCTGGCGCTACACGAACGGCTACGACTACGCGGAAGAGTTCCGGGCCGCCGAAGAGCGCCTGTCCATCCTCGCGAACGATTATACGAAGGCGCAGCGCGGGGGCTCGATCCAGGGATGAGGCAGCCGCTTCTGAACCGCGCGCGCCCCGGTCTGGCCCGCAACGTCACGATCGACATTCCCGCACCGTTCGGCGGCATCAACGGCGTGGATGGCCTTGCCGGCGGCGCGCCTCCGACCGACGCCATCGACCTCGTGAACTGGATGGCCGTGGAAGGCGCGCTGGAGACCCGGCCGGGCCACCGGATCGCGCTCGATCTCGAAACGGCCAAGCCGGTCGGCTTCCTCGAAGCCTTCGACGACGGCGACGTGCAGTCGATCGCAGCCTCGAACGGCAAGCTGTTCCGCTTGGCCGGCTTGCCCCTTACGAAAACCGAACTAGGGACCGGCCTCGGCTCCGACCGCTGGTCCTTCGCCATCATGAACCGCCGCATGTTCCTCGTGAACGGCGAGACGGCACCGCGCGCGGTCTACCAGGGCGCTCTCGTGACGCCGACCTTCCAGAAAAAGAGCGACGAGACGGCCGACCTCGACCTCACGAAGCTGTTCCGCGTCCGCGCCCATGCCAAGCGCCTGTTCTTCGCGCAGAAGGGGTCGGCCCGGTTCTGGTACACCGCCGCGCCCGGAAATATTCAGGGCGACCTTCAAAGCTTCGACCTGTCGGGCGTCGGCAACCGGGGCGGGACCATTGTGGACATCGCCACCATCACGCCGGACGGCGCGCGCGAGGGCGACGACGACGCGATCGTTTTCTTCATGTCGAGCGGCGACGCGATCATGTATCGCGGCTCGAACCCGAGCGATGCGGCTTTCTGGACCCGCGTGGGCGTGTTCACGTCGGCAAGGCCTATCGCCTCGCTCACCTACGGCGCGGACGTTCTGACGGCCTCTGTGGACGGCTACGGTGAGCTTTCTCGTCTCCTGCCGTCCGGCCGCTCGCCGATCGCGGGCTTCGGCGCCAAGCTCGGGCCGCTCGCCACGCGCTCGACGGCGCGCTTCGGCGCGAACGAAGGGTGGCAGATCACCTATGACGCCCGCCGCCGGCTGATCCTCGTGCATGTGCCGCAGACGCCGCGCTTTTGCGAGCAGCATGTCATGAACGCTGCGACCGGCGCGTGGACGCGCTGGACGGACCTGCCGGCCACGGTCTGGGGACTAATCGGCGACGCGCTCGCCTTCGGCACTCGTGACGGCAAGATCGCGGTGATGGAAGGTGCGAACGACAACGGCAAGCCCATCGTCGCGACCGGCCAGCCGACATGGCAGCAACTGGGCGCGGCAGGCCGCGTGAAGAAGATCAACGGCGTCCGGCCCATCGTCATCACGCGCGGGACGCCCTCGATCAGCACCGTCCTGGCGGCAGACTTCCGCGCGCCGGCCTATTCCGCCCCGGAGACCATTCCCATCCCGGCCGATGTCGGGGTTTGGGACAAGGGTGTCTGGGACAAGTCCGTCTGGGGCGGCGCCGAGCGCGTCACCAGTCTGCGGCAGGCCGGCGGCGTGTCGGGCAATTACATCGCGGCGGGCCTGCGCGCCGACACCATCACGGACCCGCTCCGGTGGGTCTCCATGTCGCTCCAGGCCGAAATCGGGGGCGCGGCGTGACCTATCGAATCCTCTTCGGTGAAAGTGATCTCGTGTCGCGCTGGATCGCGGCCCAGATCAAGGACGCACCGGACCTGACGGGAGCCGTGGCGTTCGGAGCGGTGCGCGAGGACATGCTGATCGGCGGCATCGCCTTCACCGAGCATCGCGGAACCGAGGTGCGCGTCACCATCGCCGGCTATGGCTCTTGGTTGACGCGCCGCCTTCTGCGCGCCGGGTGCGCCTACGCCTTCGAAGACCTCGGATGCCGGCGCATGACGGCGATCATCAAACGAACGAACCGGGCCTCGCGCACGGTCTGCGAGCGCATCGGCTTCAAGCTCGAAGGCACTCACCGGCAGGCCTACGAGGACGGCGGAACGGCGCTCTCCTACGGGATGGTGCGCGACGAATGCAAATGGCTGAAGGGGTCTGATCGTGGGTAAGAAGTCGCAGCCGCAGGCACCCGATCCGGCACAGACCATCGCCGCGCAGTCGGCCGCCAACAAGGATGCGGTGCGAGAAAGCGCCAAGGCCAACGCCGTCGATCAGTATTCTCCTTGGGGGTCGACGACCTACCAGAAGAACGCCGAGGGAATGCCGACCTCGCAGACGATCAGCCTGTCGGACCAAGGGCAGCGGATCTACAACGGGCAGCAGAACATCGCCGAAGGGCTGACGCAGAAGGCCGGCGAACTGGCGGGGCGCATTCCGACCGGGCCGATGGACGTTTCCAACCTGCCGGCGCGCGTCACAGCCGTTGGCAGTGGGCCGCAGATGGGCGGCGTCTCGGCCGCTGGCGCCGACCCCTCGTCGCTCGGCCTGACGACGGGCGTCAACGTGCCTTCGCTCCAGATGGCCGTCGCCTCGCGTTCCGGCGAGCTTCAGCGCGACATCAACTCGCGCACGGGCGAGGTGTCGAACCTCGGGATGCAGGACTATGGCGCGGCCACGAAGGCGACGCAGGACGCCACCTTTGGAAAGGCGCAATCCCTTCTGAAGCCGGGTCAGGATTTGGAGCGCTCGCGGCTCGAACAGTCGCTTTCCGATCGTGGCATTCCGCTCGACAGCGCGGCCGGTCGCGCAGAACTGACCCGTATGGCGCAGTCGCAGAGCGAAGCGAACAACCGCTCGGCCTATGACGCCGTGGCCGCCGGCAGCGCCGAGCAGTCCCGCCTCTTTGGTCTTGATGCCACGCGGACGCAGATCAACAATTCTGCCGCTGGCCAGCGCTTCGGCCAGGATTTGAACGCGGGCCAGTTCCGCAACGACGCGACCGATCGCGCCTTCGGGCAGGATCTATCGTCTGGCACGTTCGCCAACAATGCCGCTGGACAGCTGTTCGGCATGAACATGCAGAACGCAGCCTTGAACAACAGCGCGCGCGGACAGGCCTTCGATCAGGCGATCGGCTCCCAGGGCTTCAACAACAACACCGCGCAGCAGGGCTTCCAGAACCAGCTGACCGGCGCGAACTTCCAGAACGACCAACGCTCAGCGGCGCTGCAGGAAGCGCTCGCGCTTCGCAATCAGGACTTCAACGAGGCGTCGGCCCTGCTTCAGGGTGCGCCGGTCATGGGCACGCCGTCCTTCATGAACACGCCGACCTATTCCATGCAGCCTGTGGACGCTGCCGGCATATACCAGCAGGATTATGCGAACCGTGTTCAGCAGTCGCAGGCGCGGCAGGCCAACGGCAACGCGGCCATGTCGGGGCTCTTCGGTCTTGGCAAAGCGGCCATGATGTTCTCCGACCGCCGTTTGAAGACGGATGTTCAGCGTGTCGGCACCGGCTGGCGCGGTCTGCCCCTCTACCTGTTCCGCTACCTCGCCGGCGGCACGCACCATGTCGGCGTCATGGCGCAGGACGTGTTCGCCGTCGCGCCCGAGGCGGTTCATGCGATCGGCCGCTACCTCGCCGTCGATTATCGCGCCCTTTCGCAGATGGAGCCCGCCTGATGGCCTACGACAGCAACGAGGTTCAGGCCTACATCCGCGACGCGGCGCGGCGTCGAAACATCGACCCGAACACGGCTCTGCGTGTCTTCAAGCAGGAGAGCTCGTTCAACCCGCTCGCGCAGAACATCTCGAACAAGGAAGAGAGCTACGGCGTCACGCAGCTGAATGCGAAGGGCGGCCTCGGCGCGGTGGCGCTCCAGAAGGGCATCAATATTCGCGATCCGAACACCTGGCGCCAGCAGATCGATTTCAGCCTCGATACCGTGGCGAAAGACGGCTGGCGGCAGTGGTACGGAGCGCGCGATGTGGGGATCGGGCGATGGGACGGCATCAATGGTCGCACGGCGGGCGGTGGCCAAACGTCGCCTCTGGTCGACGCCGTGGCGGCGCGGAATAGCGGAGCCGACACGCTGGCTGGCGGTGCTGCGAATGATCAGCTTCAGGGCGGCCAGCCCGCCGCGCCGAGCGTGAACATCTCCTTGCCGTCCGAACGGAAGATGAAGGCGGCCGAGAGCGTTCTTGAGAACACCGGCAAGAATATCTCGCACCCGTTGCAGCTGGTCGGTGACCTCGCGCAGACCTGGGCGGCTACGCGTGAACTGAACTCTGGCGACAAGCAGGAGGCGTCGGCGCTTCAGCAGTCGCTCGCTGGCCTTGATCCGCAATATCAGATGGCGGGTCAGCTTCTCGGCGGGCGCGACGGCGCGGCGAAAGCGATCCTGGCGTCTCGCGAGGAAGCGTCAGCGAAGGCGAACCGCGAAGAGGCGCGATCGGATCGTCTGGCCGCACAAGGCTACCAGCGGGACCAAGACAAGCTCCAGAACGACCGCGCCGACCGCAGCCTCGCGCTTCAGGAGGAAGTTGTGCGCCGAAAGGGCGAGGGCTTCCGCACCCTGACGCCGGACGAGGTGAAGCAGCGCGGCCTTCCTCCCGGCTCATATCAAGTCGGATCGGACGGCAAGATCGACGAAATAGGCAAGAGCGGCCAGACGATCAACGTCAACGGCACCTCCAGCGAGTTCCGCAAAAAGGCCGACGAGCGCATGGTGAAGCGCTTCGGCGACATCGCAGAAGGCCAGACCGCCGCGGCGAACACCGTCCAGACGATCCCGGTCATGCGCGATCTTCTCGCGCAGGCTCCGACCGGGCCGCTGGCTGGCCGACTGGCCGAGCGCTTCCCCGGCTTCTCGACGGCCGGCGACGCCTTCCAGGCGACCGTGAACCAGATCGCGCCGACACTGCGCATTCCCGGCTCAGGCGCCATGTCTGATCGCGACATGGATGTGCTGATGGGCTCGTTCCCGCGTCTGCGGAATGACCCGAACGCCAATGGCCTGATCATGGGCCTGTTCGAGAAGAAGGCACAGCTGAACCTCCAGCGCTCCGATATCGCGAACAAGGCGCTGCGCGGCGAGATCGATCCGGCCGAAGCCGACCGCCAGCTTTCCACGCTCGATCAGACGCCGCTTCTCGACGAGAACATGCGGGCCTCGCTGACCGGCAAGGCTCCGCAGCAGCCAACCTCCCAAGACGGCGTTCCGCTCGGTGGCCTCGTGCCCGGTTCCGACGCCGGCAAGAGCGAAGCCGCTCCGGTGCGCCGCGCGCGCAATCCGCAGACCGGCCAAGTGTTGGAACTGCGCAATGGACAGTGGGTGCCCGCACAATGAACGGCCTTCCTCAGCTTCCTCCGGGGTTCGTGCTGGACGACGAGCCGGCGCCGATCGGTGCCATGCCGCCGCTGCCGCCCGGCTTCGAGCTTGAGCCCGACCAGCCGCAGACCTTCGGCGGCGCGGCCATGAACGCCACAGCCGGCGTGAACGAAGCGCTCTATGGGGCGCTCGGCGCGCCTGTTGACCTCGTGCGCGGCGGCATGAACCTCGCCACACGCGGCATCAACGCCGTGGCCGGCACTGACATTCCTCAGATCCCCGAAGACAGCTTCGGCGGCTCGCGCTCGATCGCGAACGCCATGGGCGCGATCCGGCCGGAACTCGACCCGGCGAACACCAAGGCCGAGACCTCGAACGACCGCATCGCGCGCGGCGTGGGGCAGGGTGTGGGCGGTGCAGTCCTGCCTGCCGGCGCTGTGGGTGCGGCGAAGCGGGCCGGTGTCGCGGTGTCGCCGCTCGTCGAAGCCATGGCGGGCCGCTCGGGCAGCGTCGGTGCTGTCTCGGCCGATGCCGTTGCAGGCGGCGCGGCGGGCGCTGGCTCGGCCACGGCGCAGGAGTTCACCAGCGACAAGTTTGACCCGCTGTCGGGCTTGGCAGGCGGCATTGTGGGTGGTGGCCTTGGTGCGGTCGCCACGGGCATTCCCGTGCTGACCCGCGCGGTTGCTGAGGCGACGGGCAACTTCACCGCACCGATGCGCCAAGCGGGCCGCGAACGGCTGGCCGGCGAGCGTCTAGTCGATGCGGCGAGCGATCCGCGCGCTGCGATGCGCAAGCTCGACGAAGTGCAGGCTCCGCTCGTGCCAGGCTCCAACCCGACGACGTTCCAGGCGACGGGCGACATGGGCCTTGGCGCGCTCGAACGCGAGGCACAGACGCGCTCGCCCGCCGACTTCATGCAGCGCCGGGCCGACCAGAACACCGCGCGCCGCGAGGCGCTGGAAGGCATCCAGCCGGACGGCGCACCGGAACAGGTCTCCCGCGTCCTGCGCGATCAGTTCAAGGCGCTGGACGCCGAGACGGCGAAGGCGGTGGATGACGCGCGGACTTGGGAAGAGGGCGCGCGCCGCTCGCTCGGCTCGGGCCAGCGGCCGGAAGACGCAGGCGACGCCGCGCGTCAGAGCCTTCAGCGTAACCGCGACGCGGCCATGGAGCGAGAGAACCGCCTTTGGGGTGCGGTCGACCCTGACGGCACCCTCGGCCTCCCGCCCCAGGACACGAAGCGCGTCGCACAGGAAATCGTCGCCGATCTTCCGAAGCTGGCCAAGCCGCCGAGCTCTGAAGAATCCGCGATCTATTCGGTGATCGGCGACGTGGGCGACGTGGTGTCGTTCAAGGAACTCAGCGCCTATCGCTCCCGCGTGTCGCAGGCTATCGCCGATGAGCGCGCTCGTAGCGGCAAGTCGCCCGCCTGGGCTCGACTGGTGCAGCTTCGCGGTGCTATCGAAAGCGATCTGGAGAACGCCGTCTCGCGCAAGGTGCTTGTCGAAGAGCAGGCCGTGGCAGCGGGCCAGATGCGCGAGGAAGACACGCTTCTCGCCAACATGAAGAAGCAGCAGGAGCAATGGTACGCTGAGCGCGCCGAAGCGTCGTCCGGGAATGGTGGTGGTGCGACTGTTGGCGGACGTGGAACCGGCCGACCACCTGCCGCTGTTGGCATATCTGGAGCAGCAGGCGAAACTTCGCAGCGACTTGGGCCAACTTCGGGCGATCCGCGACTATCGCAAGATGCTGGACGAGGAAGCGGCCAAAACAGCGGGCTGACTGCGGCCGACATCCGCGCGAAGAAGCCCAACGATCCATTCTTTGTGCGCTCGGGCGACAATCAGTCGTTCGTTCCCGTCGCGCCCGGCAAGCCTGATCTTGGGACAGCCCCGAACCTGCGCGGCGGAGGCGATCTGCCGATCCGCGTTCGGCGTGGCGATTTCACGAAGCACATCGCGTCACCCGTGCACTATTCCGACGCGGAAATCCTGGGCTATTCCGACCCATGGGAGATGCTGACGGACATCTCAGGCACATGGACCGAGATGCGTCGCGGCGACAAAGGCCGCATTCTGCTGGTGAAGCCGGCGCCCGAGTTGAACGGTGTCGCAGCGGTCGAACTCGCCAAGGTGGACGGGGCCGACTACTGGCGCGTCGTCACGGCGGGCCGGCGTCGAGAGGATCAACTGGGGGATCGGCTTGCGGTCAGGGAGCGGACCCCCGATGGTCGTTCCGGTAACGACCTTCCACTTGTGCGCCGTCCTACAGAGACCGGACAGGAACAGCACTTCGCGCGGGCCGCAAGCAGTCCTGATAATAGCGCGCCGGGTGCGCCCGAACAAGGTTTCCGCCCGTTCGATGCCGAAGCGAAAGGCCGTCTGGACACGGCGACAGAGGCGACCCGCCAGCGCGCGGCGACCTTCGACAACCGCCAGCTTGGGCCGCTGCTTGCACGCCCTGCCGACCATTCGCCCTACAACGTCGAAAGCGCTCGCGTGGCGGCCCGTGTCTTCCAGCCGGGAGCGAGCGGTTTCGAACGTGTCCAGCAGTACCGTGGCGCAGCCGGGCCGGAAGGCATGGCCGCAATCGAAGCCTACGCCGTGGACAGCCTCCGCAAGGCGGCGATCGACCGCGACACGGGCCAGATCAACCCGGCGAAGCTGGAAAGCTGGCGTCGAAGCCATGCCGACGCGCTGCGAGCCTTTCCCGAGCTCGACATCAAGATCGGTACGGCTGGTGACGCGGCGCGAGCGGTGGAGCAGGCCGCGACCGCCCGCAAGGCAGCGCTCGACGAGACGCAGCGTGGCGCGCTCGGCCGCCTGATCGGGGTGGAAGACCCGGAGAGCGTCCGCAACATCGTCGGCGGGCTCTTCTCGCGCCAGGACGCGGCCGAGCAGCTGGCGACGCTCCGTCGTCGTGTGGGTGGCGACAAGGACGCCCAGCAGGGCCTTCGGAAGGCTGTCGCAGACCATGTGATGACGCGGTTCGTCTCGAACACCGAGGCGGCGACCAGCGGCCGGGAGCTTCTGCGCGCCGACCAGCTTCAGACCTTCGTGAAGACGAACCGAAACGCCCTGCGCGCCGTGTTCACCGAGCCCGAGGTGAATGTGTTGGAGGCGGTTGCGGCCGATCTCCAGCGGGCGAACCGCTCGAACGCTTCGGTGAAGATCCCGAACCAGTCGAACACGGCGCAGGACCAGCGCTCCATCCTGCAGAACGTCATGAATGCCGGCCTGGAGAACTGGACGACGGTGGCGGGTGGCACGGCAGGCGCGGCGGTCGCAGGTGCACCGGGCGCTCTGGCAGGCGGCGGGCTCGCGGCGCTCTTCAACGCCATGCGGCTGAACGGCATCAACTCGGTGGACGAGCTCGTGCGCGATGCGCTCCTGAACCCGGAGCGAGCCCGCTTCCTTATGGCGAAGGTGCCGACCGATCAGAGGCAGGCCGATTTCATGTTCGGTGCGCTCGCGCGGCGTTACGTGAAGGCGGCGACGGTCGGCGCGGCGGTCGATCCGAAGGACGAGAAACCGAAGCGTGGGCCGGTCGCGCTCCCACCTTGGATGACCCAAGCCGAGCCGCCGTCCGCGCTCCAGCGCGCGCTGGCCGAGCGCTGAACGGCCCATCTCATTCGTCTCTCAGGCTCGCTTCGGCGGGCCTTTTTCATGGAGGCAGCATTGCCGTTCCAAGACAATCAGTTCCAGCGAACGCAGAACTTCACCCGCGACCGTGACCTCGGCCCGCCCGAGAGTACGATCGAGGCCGAAAAGGTGGATGACGAACTCGACAATCTGGCCAATGGTCTGACGGCGGTGAAGACCGCGCTATCGGACCTGAAGACCAGCGTCGAAAGTGGGCAGGGCGCGGCCTACTCGAAGGCCCAGAGCGACGAGCGGTTCGTGAAGGCGGCAACGGCTCTGTCCGACATCGGCGCGCTGGCGAAGGCAGGCGACAAGACGACCGGCGCCATCTCGCTCGGCGGCAAGCCCGGCGCGGCGAAGGGCACAGTCACGGGTGGCACGGTGACGTTCGACTATGCCGATGGGAATGTGCAGTCCGTGACGGTGGCGGGCGCTGTGACCTTCGACTTCGCCAACCTGCCCGAAATCGGCGGGACGCTTCAGATCAATATCGCCATCACGTCTGGCTCGATCACCATCAATGGCACGACATGGTGGGAGTTGGGCGGCGGGTCCAAGTCCACGAATTTCGCCGATCTCGGCGTCACGCTGCTGACCGGCCGCCCGTATCGAATGGTGATCGAGATGGTGGCCGGCTATCGCACGGGCATCCTCCAATGATCTCGACGCACGACATGGCCCTTCGCCAGGGCAACACCTTTCGGCGTCGCTTCCGCTTCCGTGGCCTGTCGGGCGACGTGCTCAACCTGACCGGATCCGTCATCGCCTTCTCGGCCGGCACGGGCTGCAACCGCATCCAGTTCGAGACCGGCCGCGATGCGGGGCTGACGATGACGCCGCTCTTGGGTGAAGTGGAACTGCTTCTGACGGCACCGCAGACGCGCGAGATGACGGTTGGCATCGTGCCTTACGAAATCGAACGCCGCATCTTGGACGAGCGCACCGGGCAATGGGACGAAACCACGATCCTGACGGGCTTCATCGTGGTCGAGCGGGGTATCAATGATGAGCGGTGACATCGAGACGGTCGAAATCCTCGTCGCGGGCATTCAAGGACCAATCGGGCCGCCCCCGCGCCACACCTGGGACGGCTCGCTCCTGTCCTTCGAGCGTCCGAACGGCACCTTCGCGCCCGGCGTCGATCTTCTCGGCCCGCGCGGCTTCTCGGCCTATCAGGTGGCCGTCGCAAACGGGTTCGTCGGCACGGAAGCACAGTGGCTCGCAAGCCTCGTGGCGGGCCGCGTCATCAGCCGGTTCGAGGTGTCTTCCGGGGGCGATCTGCTGATCCACTATTCCGATGGGACGGTCCAGAACGCGGGCGCGCTGCCGCAAGCCGTCGTCTCAGACGCGAAATGGTCAGGCTCGCCGCTGTCCATCGCGAACGGCGGCACGTCCTCGAACACTGCCACAGGCGCACGTCAGTCCCTTGGCCTCGGCGCTTTGGCGACCAAGGGCAGCGTCAACGATGGCGACTGGAGCGGTGCCGACCTCTCGGTCGCGAACGGCGGGACCGGGGCGAGCACTGCTGCGACGGCTCGGTCCAATCTCGGACTCGGCAGCGTCGATAACACGGCCGACAGCGCCAAGCCGGTCTCCACGGCGCAGCAGGCGGCCATCGAGGCGGCGCGCGACACGCGGATCGCGAAGGCCGGCGACCGCATGGAAGGCTCGCTATCCAGCCGCGTCTTCCCGCACGGGAGCAAGGGCAGCGTGACGGAAGTGTTCCGCTATTCGGACGGCAACACGCATTCCGTCACCGTAGCGGGCGCCTTGGTCATCGACCCGACCGGGCTCGCGGAGGGCGACGTGATGCAGGTCAACGTCCTCTATCAGTCCGGCTCGATAGCGGTCTCAGGCACCACGCAATGGGAGCTTGGGGGCGGGGCAAAATCGTCGAACCTCGCCGATCTCGGTGTCACGCTCACCGCGAACGCTGCCTATCGCATCGTCTTTGAAGTCGTCGCCGGGGTGCGGACGGGAGTGTTCCAATGAGCCTGATGTCATCGAAGAAGCTGCTGATGCAGGGTGCGCGGAAGCTGCGGCCTCAGGACGTTTTTTCTACCACGCTTTGGACGGGAACAGGGCAGGCGGGGCAAACTGTCAATCTCGGGATCGCGCCCGCCCTATTGTGGGACAAGATACGAGATACTGTTCAGAGCGATCATTATCTGACGGACAAAGTGCGTGGCTTCGACAAGCGTCTGAAGTCAAATTTAACAGATGCTGAAGGCGGTAGTGGATCGTCTGTAGCTGGCTCAACCTATACGCCGGTCATGACAGCGAGTGGACGAACATCGGTGGCTTGGTCATTCCGCCGCGCCAAGAAGTTCTTCGATATCGTCACCTACACGGGAAACGGCCAATCTGGACGGCAGATACCGCATGGTCTTGAGGCTGAACCGGGGATGATCGTCGTTAAACGGCGGGACGACGCTTCCGGTTGGGCCTGCCGTGTCTTCGCGGGACAAAATCTGCATTTTCTACTCAACAGTAGCGCAGCCGGCGGCACGTCCACCAGTGATGCGCCTGTTGTGGAAGGGCAGATATATTCGCCAACAAGTACTACGTTCACGGTCGGACCCGGAGCTACAAGTCAGAGAAACGTCAATGCTGCCGGCGCCGCCTATGTCGCCTACATCTTCGCGAAAAACCCCGACCTGATCGACTTTGGCAGCTATGTCGGAAACGGCTCTTCGAACGGCCCAGCTGTCACATGTGGCAAGGGTTGGAAGCCGCAATGGTTGATGGTCAAGCGCACCGATAGCGCGGGCGATTGGTATATCCTCGACACGGCCAGAGGCCCATCCAACCCGCTCGGGAACCCGCTTGCCGCAAACCTCGCAGATGCTGAGTTCAACGGCGCATCCTCCTACGGCGTGAACTTCACAGCCTCTGGTTTCCAGCCCTATGGAACGTCCGTCAACGTGTCGGGCGGCACCTTTGTCTACATGGCCATCAGGAGCCCCACATGACCGTCGCCGCCTACCGCAACCGCGTGTCCGGCCGCTATCCCGTTACGCTGGAAGAGGTGCGCCAGTCTGCCGGCGCGCTGTTTGGCGACGAGCCGCCCGTCGAAGTGCTGGAAGAACTCGGCCTCGATCCGGTCGAAGCCCTGGAGCCGCCCACCTACGATCCGACCACGCACATGCTGACCGAAGGCGATCCGGTGCTCTCGGGCGGTGTCTGGCGTCAGACATGGGCCGTCGTCGCGCTTCCGCTCCCGCCCGTGCCGGAAGAGGTCTCCCGTCGTCAGGCGAAGCGTGCGCTGTCCGACGCGGGCCATCTGACAGCAGCCAATGCGGCCATCGAAGCAATCCCGGGCAAGGCTGGCGATGACGCGCGGATTGATTGGGCCGACGCCGGATATTTCCGCCGCGACAACCCGCTCATCCTTGGCATCGGCTCCGCGCTCGGCCTGACCGAAGCGCAGATCGACGACCTGTTCCGAGCCGCCGCCGCGATCTGAAATCCCCTCACAATTTGAAGCCCACATGGCCGCCGCGAGCGGCCTTTTTCATGCCTGGAGAACCCTATGGCCCTCGAAACCGTAGACATCGGCCTCGACCAGACCTGGCGCCTCATCTCGAACGCTGCGAGCGGCCCGTTCCGCGCGACGGTGCGCTCGGGCGCGGCGCTCTTCTCGATCGGCGACAGCGCGCCCGCAGCGGACTCGCTGCCCGGCCTGCCGTCGTCCTCGCTCAACTTCGACACACTCGCCGCGAAGGTCTGGGCTCGTGGCGCGGGCGTTGGCGCGGTGGTGTCTGTCCTGCGCACGGTGGACGCCAGCAACCCGGCGATCACGACCCTGCCGGCTCTGACACTCTCGGCCTCGTCCTTCGCTTCGACGCTCGCAGCCGGCGCCGATATCGCGACGATCGGTGGGCGCGTGTCGGGCGACAAGATCGAGAGCATCAGCCCGAACGATGGGCGGATCGTGCTGTCGTCTGACGGAACCAAGCTTGTGCGCGGCCTGACGGCGACGACGGACGCGCCGATCAAGGTGGAAATCGTCCGCTCGCATCCGCTGGCGCCCAACACCCCGCAGCGCCAAACTTTCACGCTCATGGTCGCTGTGCCGGCGCTCGCCATCTCGGGAACGCCCGGCACGGTTCGCGCGAGCTATCATTTCCACTTCCTGCCGACCGTCACGGGTGGCTCGGGCGACAAAAGTTTCACGCTCACCGGCAAGCTGCCTGATGGCCTGTCGTTCTCGTCGCAGTCCGGCACGATCTATGGCCGCCCGCTGACCGGCGGGCAGAGCTTCAGCGGGTCGATCGGGGTGTCCGATGGTACCGGCGCGGCCAGCCTGCCGGTATCGTTCACCGTTGCCGCGCGAGGGGACGGGCAAACGCGCCTCGTCAACACCGTCCTGGGTGGCCTGATCTGCAACAACGTGCTGCCGACCTCCGGCAGCAAGACGCGGTTCAAGGGCCGTCGCGCCTACCCGTTCGGCCTCTTCACGCCGCCGTCCATCCAGCCGACCTTCTGCCCGTGGTGGACTAACGGCACCTATGCGCAACGCGAGGTCGCCGCCGCGCAGGACATCACCATCACCAAGGCGTCGGTGGTCTACAACGGCGTGTCGGTGCCCGTGACCTACAATGGGTCGCGCACCTTCACGATCCCGGCCGGGGTGGCCGAGTTCTCCTGCGATCCGATCCCGCCGACGGCGTTCGGCGTGTCGCAGTTCGCCCCGCGTTCGTTCGTTGAATACCGCCACCTGTTCGATCTCGTGGCCGGTCAGAGCGCGCCCTATTGCGATTACTCGACCGACTTCAATCAGTCCTGGCGCGGCACCACGAGCGATCTCGGGGACGACGTGGACGCGACCGGCCCGATGACGGTCTCTAACACGCCGGACGCGCTCAACATCTTCTTCCCGTCCATGATGCTGGGTGTGCTCCCCGTCGGCGCCACGTCGCTCGGTCTCCTGGGCGACAGCATTTTCCGCCAGCAGAACGACACGGGCGGCCTTGGTCGTGCCGGCGGCGGCTACACCAAGCGCGCCGCCTATGCCGAGGGCATCCCGTTCGTCACGATGGCGGTGGGCGGGCGTACGGCCGAACAGACCGCCAACTCTCCGAAACTCCTGTCATTGCTGGAGGCCGGGCGCTTCACCGACATTCACATCGGGCTCGGAACCAACGAGCTCGCCGGCTCCCGCGATCTGTCGCTCATCATGGCCGACAACCGTGCGATCTGGGCTTCGGCTCGCAAGGGCGGGGTGCGGAAGATCATCCAGAGCAACATCCAGCCGCGCACGACGGACAACGCGTTCAAGTGCACGGATCTCGCCAATCAGGTTCCCGTCGCCGGGTTCGAGGCCGGCGGTCGCCGCGACCAGTTCAACACGGCACTGGCGGCCGAGCGCGGCGTCAACGGTGGCCCGGATGTCATCTTCGATTTCGCCAGCTATTGCGCTGACCCGGTGAACCCGAGCCTCTGGCGTGTCCCGGCCTTCACCGCCACGGTAACGGCCGATGTCGTTGCTGGGGCGACAAATGTTCAAATGAGTGCGGCCCCTAACAGTCTCGACAACCTGGTGTTTGAACCCGGCAACGCCAGCAACGTGGACATCGGCGGGCAAGGTGGCCCACGTGTCGCGTCCGTCTCGGGGTCGGCTTCGCCCTACACTGTGTCGTTCGTGCCAAGCACGACGAACCCGTGGAATGGCTCGGCCGATGGCGCGCTCGGTACGCCCGGCAAGGCGCATCTGGCGGGGACTGCCGTCAAGGCGACACTCGGCACGGACGGGACTCACGCGGCAACTGGAACGCACTACCCTGCGGGTGGTGATCTTCGGTCCATCTATCGCGACCTTTCATCCCCGCAACGCGGCAACATCGCGGATGTTCACAGCTTCAACAGCCGTCTGGCCTTCAACAACGGGGTGATCCAAGCCAGCGTCGCGGTCCTGGAGAACAGCGCCGACATCATCACGATGATCTCGCCGCCGTGGGACTGCAAATGTCCGCGCTTCTGGTTCGGCGGGTTCTACGGCAAAACCGGAACCGGCGAGACAGCGGTCGGCAACGATGTGAACTACGAACTCGCGCTCATCGAGATCAACGACGTGAAATACACGCTCCCGTCGGGCGGGTCTGAGGCCTTTGTCGTTCCGAACGGCGGGTTCAAGGGCACGGACATCAACGAGATCAAGATCCCGGCCAACTCCACCGTGCGGGTAGGCTGGGCGCTCAACGTCGCGCCGGGCGGGTCGTATCCTTCGACGGCAGGCATCCGCGTACCTGCGTCGGTGTTCGCTACCGCTTCCGGCCGGGGCGACGCAGGGTCGGCCAATGCCACCTCCCGCAAGTCGTTTTTGCAGACCAACACCACAGGCACGGCCGCTGCGACGCGGGACAACGCCATCGTCGGTGCTCCGGTGGCGATCACCTGCCTACCGGACGGAGCCGCAGCGATTGCCGCAGCTAAGTCAGCTGTCGTTCTTGGAGACAGCATCGGCTGGATGCAAAATGACTTCCAGGCGGGCTTCGGCATCACAAGCGCCGATTTCGCGACGCAGGGCTATGTCAATCGCGGCCTCAGCCGCCCGACGAAGGGACGCATCCCGTTCACGAACCTCTGTGTGCCGGGCTCGCGCTTCCGCGATCTGACGCTCAGTGGCGGCGGCGGGGAGGCGGGAACGGCAGGCTTCGCTATGCGCAAGGCGTTGCTGGAGGCGGCGGGCTATCCGTTCTCGACGCGGTTGGTTCAGATGGGCATCAACACTGTCTCCAATGACGCGGCGGCGCTGACCCTCACTAAGGCGGCGGAGGCGTTTGCCTTTGTGGCGACCCTCGGCGGCAACGGGCGGAAGACCCTCGCGACGACGCTGACGCCTCAGACGGTGCAACTCAACGACACCAACTGGACCAGCGCCAATGAAGCCAGCCAGACTCGCGCCTCAGATGGCGGCCATGCCGCCTATGACGACTGGATCATGGGCAGGCCGTTCAATGTGGATGGCGTGATCGACGTTCGGCCCGCATTCGAGGGGCCAGCCGGAGCGCGCAAGTGGGGGGTGCCGGCGAACAATTCCGGCACTCTCTCGGCTGATGTGGCCGTGGGTGCGAACTCCATGACGCTCAGCTTCAAGCCGACTGAAGGTGACACGCTCGTGATTGACGCTGGTATCTCGGCCAGCGTCGAGACGTTCATCGTGACGACCGTCTCGGGGTCGGCCGCGCCTTTCACTGTGGGGCGCAAGGGTACGTTCACAAAGGCGCACACGACGGGCGCAGCGGTGGCCGGCACTTACACCTCCGATGGCACCCACACCTCGCGGCAAAGCTCTGTCGCAGGCGCCATCTTCTTAGACGCCAGTAAATCTCTCATCGTCTGACGACAGCCTGGCCATAGCGCCGGGCACCCCCTCACAGTGGAGATCCCATGACCCTCGTTGCCAACTGGCGGCGGGTTTTGTCGCGCGCGTGGTCGGTCAGGTTCATCGCCCTGACCTTCGTCCTGATCGTGCTCGACTTCGCCTTGCCCGCCTTCGAAGAAAGCCTCGGCCTTCCGCCGCGCACCTTCGCGCTGATCTCTGGCGTCACCAGCGCCGCCGCATTTGTGGCCCGCTTGGTCGTCCAGCCGGCGGTTTCGGGAGGCCAGCAATGAGCCAGCCCACGAAGACCTCGCGCGTCGGCGGCTCTCGCCTCAAGAAGGGAGGTGTCGTCCTCGCTCTTGTGCTCGGCACGATCGGCACATGGGAGGGCGTGCGCACCGTCGCCTATCCCGACATCGTTGGCGTGCCGACCGTATGCTTCGGCGAGACGCGAGGCGTGAAGCTGGGCGATCGGTACACGCTCGAGGAATGCCGGGTGATGCTCGGCGAGGGCGTGAAGCAGTTCGAGGCCGGAATGCGCGGCTGTCTCCGCAACCCGGACGCCATCCCCGACAAGCCGTATGCCGCGATGATCTCGGTCACCTATAACATCGGCACGGCCGGATTCTGCAACTCGTCCATGGCGCGCCGGCTGAACGCGGGCGACATCAAGGGCGCCTGCGACGCGCTGCTCGCTTGGAACAAGGCTGGCGGGCGCGTGGTGGCCGGTCTGACGAACCGCCGGCAGGATGAACGCCGCTTGTGCCTGGAAGGTGCGGGATGATCGGCGCACTCGAAGCCATCAAAGCCGGCGTCTGCCTCATCCTAGGCGCTGCCTTGGGCTGGGTGGCTTCCAGCCTCATTGCCCTGCCTGACGCCCGCGAGCAAGGCGCGCAGACCGAGCGCATGGTCTGGCAGCAAGCCCAGCGCGCCGCCGAAGCCAAGGCCGAGGCAGACCGCCAAGCCGCCCAATTGCAGATCGACGCCATAGAGCGCGACTACCACCAGCGCGAGGCCGATCGTGCGGCCCGCATGTCGGCTCTGGAAGCCGCCCTCGAACAAGAGCAAGCCGATGCCGTCCAATCCCCGCCGCCTGTCGCTGGCAGCGCTCCTGCTTGCCGTCCTGCTGTCCCAAAGCGGCTGCGCGACGCGCTCTCCGGTGTCGGTGCCCCCTCGACTGCCAACCGTGCCGCAAACGCTCCTGCTGGCCTGCGCTGACCCCGTGGCGCTGCCCGACCGGGATCTCACCACGGCCGAGACGGTGCGGCTCTGGGGCAGGGACCGAGCTTCGCTGGGCGAATGCCGGGATCGGCATGAGGCGCTCGGCTCCGCTGTGACGACCATCCAATCCCAGGGCCAGCCCTGAACTTCCGCATCCCGAAAGGCATTCTGAGAATGAGCACCGAAGGCGAGGGCGCTGCCATGAACGCTCCGAAATTCGATTGGACGATCAACGTCTCGACCATGATCGCGATCGGCGGCGTTCTCGCCGCTGCCGCTCTGGGGTTTGTCAATCTGCGCGATCAGGTCAACATCCACACGCGCGAGATCGATGGGCTGACACGAGTCGATGCCGACATGATCATCAAGCGGGACGCGAGGATTGCAGAGGTCGATCGCCGCCTCGCTGGCGCGGATGAAGTACGCTTCCGGGTTCAGGCGGCGGAAGAGGCGCTGAAGGCCACGAACGCCCGTGTGGACGCCTCTCTAGCAAACATCAGCCAGCGCCTTGCCGAGATCAACCAGGCGCTCGGCGGGCTCGATACGAAAGTGGCGGTTCTGACCCAACGGCTCGAATTGCAGGCGCCGGGCCGGCGTGCGAGCATCATGCCTGGTCCTTGA